TATAGAAAAGTTTGAAGAAAAGCACGGAAAAATCGTGCTTGGCGATGAGCCGGGCAACGCTAATTCGAGCAAGAACTGAACCATGCAATCCCCGAAAGCACGAAGAAAACACACGGCAGAGCAACACCATTTCCCCACAGCTTGTACTCGGAAGAGTCGCTGTGGGGATTTTTCAGCCATGCACGGATCTGCTTGTCGGACTTCGGCTTGACTGCGCTACCGATGATTTTTCTGTGTATTTCAAAGACCTCTTTCCAGAACGTCAATTCTTCATCTGTAGGCTCGTCCGTTCCGAGATCTGCGCACCACCAGTCGGGAAATCCCTGCAAACGGGCGCACTCCGTTGGAGTAAGCCTGCGGACTATGTATTCCGGAGAATTCACGGTAGGCGGGTCTTTGTAATCGCTTGCGACAAGCGTGTTTGCAAGGTTTTCCTCGGCTTCGGTATGGTAGGAATTCTTGCTTGTGCTGTAAACAAGCGTTTCAGAGCCTCCTCCGTACATTCCACCTGCGGCTCGGAGCGCACCGCATTTATCGTTTTCGCTGTACTTCGTGTAGCTGTCCTGCGAAAATGCGACAGCATGGCGGTCGGTGGCATTCAACGTGAATGAAACGTCCTCATTAATGCCGCTGCCTTGCGGACCGTTTTTATCGGCTCTGCCTATCATTGAACCCTGGACGGCTACGACTGCCACGCCGCCTTGGTTTGAGTCGGGAGAATTACCTCCCGTGTCTATTGTTCGTGATGTATCTGTTTCATAGCAGTTCTGCCGTGCGTTTTTCGTGCCATCGGATGTGAAACGAACATCAAAGCAGCGAGTATCTTCCACGACAAACGGCTGATTATTCCCGCCAGTTCCGTAGGTTGACGATACCGTAGGAGCAATACCGTGCAACTCCGTATAGCGTGTATCCTGCGAGTGATTTTCATAAACAGTCGCAGGAACAGTCCCAGCACGAAGTGTAGGCGAAGTTTCATCTTCGTAGCCGATACCTCTCGCTTTTGCCGAGTGTTCCGTGCAGAATCCTGCTGCGGATTCCATCACGCAGGGCGGGTGACCGTGTGTTTCCGCACGAAGAGTTGCGGTTATATCGTGTGATATTTCTATCGACCGCCCGCCCTGATCGTTCAAGCAGACTTCGCTTGTCGTTCCAGAGCCGCTTTCAGCAGCGGCGGCAGCTCTTTGCCACGCTTTGAAGCCCTCAGCAGAATACCCCGACAAGCCCTCGGACTCAAATAATACTTTTCCGGCACATTCGCCGTCAAAATCTGCGATAAGGATGATGCGTTTTCTTCTCTGGGGTACTCCCCAGTATTGCGCGTCAAGCACTCGCCAGGCGATTGAGAAACCGTCTGCCACGATGTTGCCTGCGGCTGACCATTTCTCATGTCGAGGAACAGAAACGGTTTCGTCCCTGACCCTGCACAGGCTTTCAAGGACGCACCGGAAGTCCTCGCCCTTGTTAGACGAGAACGCTCCGGGGACATTTTCCCACACGCAGAACCTTGGATATTTGCCATTGGTAGCGCACCTCATTTCTTTTATAATTCTGACCGCCTCATAGAACAGGCTCGACCTTGACCCGTCAAGACCGCTGCGTTTTCCGGCAATGCTCATGTCCTGACACGGACTGCCGAATGTGATTATATCCACGGGCGGAAGCTCCGCACCGTTCAGCGCAGATACATCTCCGTAGTGCTTCATCTGCGGCAGCCTTTTCGTTGTTACCCGGACAGCGAACGGTTCGATTTCCGAAGCCCACAGCGGAGTAATTCCCGCAAGCATTCCTCCGAGCGGGAAACCGCCGCTGCCGTCAAAAAGGCTGCCGAGCGTGAGTTCATTCTTCATCGGTGACCTCCAGTTCGGAATAGGATATCGTCTTTCCGTCACGAACCACAGACACATTCTCCGCAGAACCGACCTGCTCAATATACCGTTTCACGATAACATCGCAGAATTTTTCATCAAGCTCGATGGTATGACAGATACGGTTTGTCTGTTCGCAGGCGATAAGCGTACTACCGGAGCCGCCGAATGGGTCGAGAACTATGCAGTTGCTCATACTTGAATTCTTTATCGGATATGCGATGAGCGGTATCGGCTTCATTGTGGGGTGGTCGCCGTTTTTCTTCGGCTTGTCAAACTCCCATATTGTCGTCTGCTTGCGGTCGGAGTACCACTGGTGTTTTCCGTTTTTCTTCCAGCCGAACAGGCACGGTTCATGCTGCCACTGATATGGCGAGCGTCCGAGGACAAGCGATTGCTTCTTCCAGATACAAGTTCCGGAAAGGTAAAATCCCGCGTCAGCAAACGCTTTGCGGAAGTTCAAGCCCTCTGTATCTGCGTGGAAAACATAGATGCTTGCATCGTTCGCCATTGCTTTCTCCATGCAGGTGAAGGCTTTAAGCAGGAACTGATAGAACTTTTCATTTTCAAGATTGTCGTTCTTGATTTTTCCTGCCGAGCCCTCATAATTTACATTGTACGGCGGGTCGGTAACTACCAGTTTTGCCTGTTTACCATTCATGAGAACTTCGTAGGTTTCCAGCTTGGTGCTATCGCCGCAGACAAGTCTGTGATTTCCGAGCAGCCAGAGGTCGCCCGTTCTTGTTGTGCAAGGTTTTTCCAATTCACCATCAACATCGAAATCATCGTCCTTGGTATCGGAATCCTCGTCAAAGAATGCGGCGAGTTCCTTTTCATCAAAGCCCGTCAGACCGAGGTCGAAATCGTCAGCCTGCAAAGCTTCGATTTCAACTTTCAGCATTTCCTCGTCCCAGCCTGCGTCAAGAGCCATTCTGTTGTCGGCGATTATGTACGCTTTCTTCTGAACTGGTGTGAGATAATCCACAAACACACAAGGCACTTCGGAGATGTTCTCGGCTTTTGCGGCAAGAATTCTTCCGTGACCTGCTATGACGTTGAAATCCCTGTCGATTATAACGGGATTTATAAAACCGAACTCACGCAGTGAGGAACGCAATTTGTTCAGCTGTTCCGGCGAGTGGGTGCGAGCGTTGTTGACATATGGTATCAGCTTGTCTATCGGGACAAGCTGCATTTCACTGGTCGTGTTCATCTGACGTTCCTCCTTTTCAAAACCTTATGCAAACCCTTGCGTGCGTCCGCAATATTGCCCTTTACAGCCTGTCCTTTAATCGTTCGGTATTGCTGTACCGTGAGGTTAGGTCGGTTGTTTTTCAGTTCCTTGAAAAAATCAATTGTTTCTTTAGGCATGATATTATCCTTTCCTAGAACGAAGAAGTCTTTCCATTGAATCGTTCAAATCATCACCGACAGGCTCGGTGCAGTTCTCCTTGACTATTCCGTAAATTTCATACCAGATGAGATTTGCGTTCTTCTGAAACTGCTGCGACATCTGCACGAATGGCGAAGCAATAACACCGCCAGTGGTTGGGTGCTTGCCTAGCAAGCCGTAAGTGCTGATTGCTTCCTCGCACTGAATGTATCTTGCGTATGCCTGCGCGTAGGCTTCGATGAGCCGCTTGTTTACAAGGTTCTCGCAGCTGCGCTGTTTGAGCCACAGCCAGGTTTCACGGTATATATCGTCAGCGCCGAGCGGAACACCGTTCTTCTGCCGAGCCGACAGATAGTCGCTTGGCTTCGGCATATCCGCGCCGTTAAGCACAGCGCCATCCGGCAGGTCGACCGCTTCAAGTTCCGCAGTGTCGAGCGCAGGAATATCGTTGCTTATGATTTTCACCGGAAGTCCTTTCTGCTTTTTCTCTGCGGCAGGAGCAGGTTTATCTCCGGCGCGTACCCGTCTGCCGCCTCTGTTTGTGCCGTCCTTAGCCATGATTTTCACCTCCGCAGGACAAGAAAAAAGGACGGTTCGCGCCGTCCTAAAAGTTTTATAGTTTAATACCCCGTTTGAACCCCGATTTTTACACACGAAGCCCCGGGCCGCTGTCCGAGGTAACGGTCGCAGAGATTTCGACCGCCCCTACCGGTCGCCGAGGTCGTGGTGTATTTTCGTGTGGCACGACTGGCACAGCGACATCAGGTTGCTGAAATCATTACTGCCGCTGCGTGACACGGGAACGATGTGGTGTACCTCCTCAACAGGAGTGAGTCGATCCTCTTTCAGACACATCTCGCACAGCGGATGAGCCAAAACATACCGCTTTCGTATCTCCCGCCACGCTCTGCCGTATTTCTTGTTGCTGTCGGCAGGACGGACGAACTTGTTATAGCGGTGATTCATCTGCTTTGCGTGTTCCTCGCAGTACTGTCCGTCACATCTGTTGGGACAGCCGGGGTAGGAACATGGACGCTGTGGTCGTTTGGGCATGGGGGTCATCTCCTTGGGCATAGAAAAAGCCCTGCGAGTTATAAAACCCACAAGGCTCTCTGTATATTTTTCTAAGGCAACACCGCACAAAGTCCACAAATTAGAAATTAAGCACGATTAGTAAACAAACTAGTTGCATAGTAA